TATTAATCATTAGGTATTCATAATTTCTAGCACTAAGTCCTAATTTTATATTCCACATGCTGTGTATGTGATGTAGATACCAATGGTGTTTATCCGTCCAACGTTCAAACATAATACCCGACTTTAGTGTTCCTCTCGTTTCTCGTAACACGTCTTTGACATCTAGATTCATGTGTTGTCTAAAATCATCAAAGTGTTCTGTAGATCCTTCACCAACTCCAATGATACCTATGTTACTAGGAACTATAGCTTGTATTTTTACATTTAATCTTTTCTTTAAGATTAACGCAGTAATAAGACCTGCTGTTCCTCCACCTACTATCGTAATGCTATTCATAAAATCCTGTTAGCTGCCATCTTATTTTTTTATTTACTTTATTAACTCCGTGCTCATAGAAGTTACCATCAAAGAAGACTGCTCTGCCCACTCTAGGTTTAATCACAGTCTCATCTTTAAAATATAGCTCTCCACCCTCATAGTCGTCATTTAAAAAAGTAATAGAACTTAACTTAGTTGTGTCTTTCTGACAGTCATAGTGTAGTTCTTTATATGATCCTAAAGGCCATTTAACAACTTCAATCCAATCTATTTTAGATTTATTTATTGAAGTGGTTGTCTTATTTATTTTAGTAATAAATTTTTTAGGTAGTAAATCTTTTACCTTTAAAGGTATTACATTGTAGAAAGGCTCTGCTAAATATTTAAATTTACTATACAATTCTATAAGTTGATTACACTCTTCTCTATTAAAATAATTATCTATGATATTTATGTGCATGTTTATAAAACATCACTATTTTTAAACATCTCTATAATGTCTTTAGGTAAATGTTTTTCAACATCAATCTCTACGTTAGGATCTATCTTATCTGTTCTAAGTGTGTGTAAGTTTTGATGAGGAATCAAATCGAATAAATGATCACGGTATTTTATACCTTTAATTTCATACTGATCTAAATTAGTCGTTCTAACTCCTTTAAATTCTAAACCAAGATAATTATATATTTTTTTAACTGTAGCAACGGGATCTGTTACTATATCTTTGTAATGAATTATTATGTGATCTTCTTTGTTTCTAATAATTTCTTTTATAGATTTTAAAGAACAATGTACATCACCACCTGGTGACATAAGATTCATGCATCTTTTATAAACAGAGCAACTTAAATTTGGTTTTTCTACTTTCATTAAAGCAGCTAAGCTTTGTAAAATTGGTCTGTATATAATTATAAATTTAGGTTTATCTTCTAAGAAAGATAATAGATTTCTATTATAAGGCTCTGCCCAAGGACCTCTATCTAAAACGTATTTAGCATCTGTAAGTTTATCATAATAATTTTTAAACATATTAAACACTGCATAATCAAAAGCTTCAGCAGCAGGAAAGTTTCGATAAAGAATACTATAAGTTTTTATCTGTGCTAGTTCCCAGATCATTTGCAAAGCTATAGATCTAGGTGCAAAACAGATATCTTTATTTTGATGTAATAAAGAAGCTAATATAGTTTGACCTGATTTAGGCACTGAGGATACATAAAAAAATTTCTTATCCATGATAAATATTTCCTGATAGTATTAATCTTTCGTTATCTTTATTTCTTAAAACTTGATGAGGTATATACGAAGGAAAAACAATTAGCAACCCTTTATGCGGTGTTACATAATGAGGTTTTTGTTCGTCTAACAAAGGAAACCCTGGTTGATAAAATACAATATTAGAAGAGTCCTTACTACATTTTAAATAAAGAACAAAAGATTTTAGATTACGCGCTGCTCCATGCGTGTGTATCATATGAGAGTCACCTTGTGCATATTTTTGAACCCACCAAGAATCTAATTTAAAATTATTTTTTACTATTTTAGTAATAGCAGGACTTATATAATCACAGATGTCTTGTTCTTTAATTGTATCTTCAAATTGTTTTTTATAAAAATTATTTTTATTTTCTTCACGTTCTTCTAAATGCATATCTTCAAACAAAGATAAAAATTTTTTACTTAATTTAATAGTTGTAGTGTATATATTAGTTTCAAATTTTAAATTTTTAATTTCCATAATTCATGTTCATCACCCAAATTACCTTTAATAAAAATATTAAAAGCTAGGCTTAGTCTTTCGTTCTTTCCTTTTTTAGTATCTACTCTATGTGTTGTTGAAGAAGGAAATAAAATAATGTCACCTGTAGATACAGATAACTTATATGATTTAGAATTGTAATCATTATACTGTGTAGCTGGTAATGAAATTTGACCGGTATATCTTTTATTTGAAAAGATAATACTGTCTAATTTTTTATTAGCATCTATGTAGTAAACACCGGATAAATAACTATTGGGATGTTCATGTTCGTGATGTGCTTGCTTTTCTTTAGTGTAATTGAACCAAGACTGAGTTATAAAAAATTCAGTGTCGTGAGGTGCAGAGTCTATATCCAATAAATAATGCGCTACTTTTTCTTCTATTTTCTTTTTTAAATTTTTAAACGTATCTAAATTTAAAACATAACTATTTAAACTTGATACGTTATGTGTATTTTCTTTTCTCTGACAAGTATTAATGTATTTAAGTTGTTTCTTATTTAATTTTAAATCTAATTTATCTACATACAAAGCAGTAGGAAATAATGATTGTATTCTCCATTTCATACTATAATCAACTCCTTCTTGTCATCTATAGATATCATTAGTTTCATAAATTTTTCATCACTTATATTTGTAATGTAAGTGTTAAAAACTATAAGTATTCTATCATCTACTTGTTTTTTTCTTTCATTAAAATCATATTCTAACCAAGACGGAAATATATGTAAATGGCCTGGTCGCAAATCAAACTTCCAACTATAAGAATTATGTCGTGTGTTTGTTGTAGGCTTTATTTTTATTTGAGAATATAAACCTTTTTCAAAAGTAATTTCATCTTTCTTAGATGATTGAAAACAATAAACACCTGTTAAATAACTATTATATTTTTTTTCAATATTATTATATCCATTCAAACAATAATCAAATTTTGAGTTTGTTATTTTAATATTAATCATAGGATCTATTGAAAGAGTTTTGTTTAAACAATTTTTACAAGCATCTTCAAAAGATGTTTTTAAGTTTTTAAATATTTTTAAATTTAATGGGTTTTTATCTTTATATTTAAGTCCAACATATTTTAATTGTTCACGATTAAATTTTATACCTGTTAAAGATTGATAAATAGGTATTGGAAATAAATCTATTATTTGACCTGTCATAATTTCTATGACAATGAATATACTCTAGAAGTTAATAAGATTCAATGGTTAGACCCAAGATTGAGAGTCTTCATCCCAAGCCCAGATTTTTTCAGCAGCAGTTAATTCTTCTGATGTTATTTCTGCGTCTTGTGTCCAAGAAGGGTTAGCTGGTCTTGCAACTGGTGGTTTCCAAGTTGTTTGATCATCAGACAATGTCCAAGAAGGATATGGTTTTTGAGGTACAAAAACATTTTCTGTAGTTAAATATACATGACCAACAGCTGGGAAACTGCCTCTAGGATTACCATCAAATTGTTTGTAACATTCAATCCAATTATCAGTATTTTTATTAAGAGCTTTTACAAAGTCTATACATTCAGAATCAGTTTTGCTTTCAAAGCCTTCGACTCTTTCAACTTTTTCTACCATGTTAGCTTCGTTTATATTCGCCCAATATCTAGCCATAATTATGCTTTGTAAGTTCCTGTCCCTGTGTATTTTACAATTGTTGTACTACCACTCGTTGATACTGCTGGACTTCCTGTTACTACGCCTGTGTAATTAGCAGTGGGTATTCTTAAAATTGAAACTCCGTCTCCGCCAGTTCCACCAGAGAAAGGTGTATTTCTTTGACCAGTTTGGCCACCTGCACCTCCGCCTAATCCATCAGTTCCGCTTCCGCCTGGTGCACTATCTCTTCCAGCACCTCCGCCGCCTGACGCTTGTGATGTGTTTGCGTTGTGTGTTCCTGGGTTAGCTCTACCGCCACCAGATCCGCCACCACTGTATGTAGTACTTGATCCTGAAAGTGGAGAAGATGTTCCGCCGCCTCCAGCAGCTCCTGAATAATTTCCTCCTGAACTACCTGTTGATCCAGATGGTCCGCCACCACCGCCTCCGTGACCACCGGTATATCCACCAGGGCCTCCGCCGTTAGCTCCTTGTGATGGTGATACAGATGGAGTGTTACCAGATCCTGCTGATGCACTATTCCAAGCGCCTCCGCCAGCTCCACCATTTCTACCTTGTGCTCCAGATGGACCACCGCCTCCTGCGCCGCCACCGGCTGATGAGAAAGTAGTTACTTTTGGTCCTGAAATTTCTGAGTTTCCACCGTTTGAACCGTCTACTTGTGGTTCTGTAGCAGGAGAACTTCCTGTTGCAGGTGTTCCTCCAGCTCCGACAGTTACTGTATAAACTCCTCCTTTATAAACAGTGATTGTGCTTGAACGTAAACCGCCGCCGCCACCGCCGCCAATTCCAGCGCCGCCACCACCGCCAACAAAAAAACCTGTTATGTCATAAGGTGCACCTAGTCCGCCTCGTCCTCCAAAGCCTCCTCTTGATGCTGCTGCGAATGTTCCTAGTACTGGCATTCTCTTTCTCCTCCTATGTTATTACGCGAACTGCGTTTGAGCTGCTAATGCTGTGAATGCAGCATTACCAGTTTTAAAAATCGTATAAGTATACACATCGATGGAGTTTGCATTACCGCCAGAAGGAGCTGTTCCGCCCTGCCACTCTGGTGTTACTGAAGATCCATCAATAGTTACTGCGTTATTGTAATAAGCTGATCCTGTACATGTTACTAAGAAAGCAACAGTAATTGATTCACCTGTATCCATAATATTGTTTAATGTGTTTGATCCATCTCCTCTGATATTAACTGTAAAGTTACCTGTCGCTGCAGATGTGTAATATAAAACTGCTTGTGTAACTACATCATAGTTAATTGTACCTGTAGCTGCTGTTGCAGATATTGTAGCTTTTTCAGCTAGCTGTTCAATTTTACCTGCACCTAATGTAACTCTTCCAATTCCTTTTGGAGTTAGATTTAAGTCTACGTTAGTTTCTCCACTTGAACCTATGATTGGTGCATTGCCTGTAGCTGCGTTTGTAATTTCTACTTCGTTTACTGCTGAAGCTGTTGTTTGAAAAATAATTTGTTCATTTCCACTTTCGTCTGCGATGAAATGTGCATCATCAATTAAAATGTTTTGTGAATTAGTGTCTAAGTTACCACCTAATTGAGGTGAAGTATCTTGAACAACTTCTGTAAGACCTGTGTCGATAGTTAAAATTTTTGGGTTAGTTCCATCGTCTGCAGAAGCAAAAACTAAAGCGTCGCCTTTGTTTGTTGCTGAGAAAGTGAAAGAACTTCCTGATCCAGATGTATATTTAAATTGTACTGTGTATGCACCTGATGTTGAATTTCTTAAAAAGTAAAAAGTTTGTACATCTAAAGGAATAGTTACGATTTGGTTTCCTGTAATAGAACCTGTAAACTCAATCATTCTGTGAGATAATACAGCTCCAGTTGATCCATCAGATACAGATAAAGCTGTAGTCTGTGCACCGCCTGCTATTGATTGAGCAGTAAATCCGCCTGATATTTGTTCGATAATACTTAAATTTGTGTTTGTTTTTGTTCCCCACGTTCCCGCGTTTTCACCGGTTGCCTGAAGTTCTACCCCTAAAGGTGTGTATGTTGAAGCCATTTTTTATCTCCTAATTTTGCTTACGCAACATCTGTATAGCTCGTATTAGAACCTGTGTCAACACTTTGATATGCTTGAATTCCAAAGCCATTAGCGGTTCCAAAAGCTGCTACATTTGACGTTGCTAGTTGTCCTGTTAACGTTATATCTAAACTTGTAACAATACTTGGTGTCCCTATATTAAATGTTGCAGATAACCCTGTCAAGCCCATAACGTCGGCAGGTGCTAAAGAACCTGCGCTTGATGTCATTGCTTGTCCTGTTGGTATTACTATAGGATTTGAGTTTTCGTCTGTAGAGCCTAGTGAAACAGTGGCAGAAAGACCACTTATTTCGTAAGTAAATTCTATTGTTGGTGATCCTACAGAAGAAGTTGCAGACTGACCTGTTGGTGTTATTACGTCTGCAGCTGTAACTGATCCTAAAGAAGAAGTTGCAGAAACTCCTGTTAAACTAAATGTAGCATCAATTTCAAAACTTAAAGTTCCAGTTGAACCTGTTGCAGAAACTCCTGTTGGTCCCATAACATTTGCAACACTATCTAATGTAAATAAATTCCAAGAATTATTACCCCAACCTTTTGCGCCCCAAGTATTATTACCTAAATCACTTTGTAATTCAAAACCTGTTAATACTGCGTGAGCATCATTTGATTCACCATAAGCTTCTTCACCCCAACCGTCACGTCCCCAACCAGTTTCGTTATATACTTCTGTTAATGCACCAACGCTTGTTGTTAAAGATAAACCTGTTAATTCTACACCTTGATCATTTACTGCGCCCCATTCTCCTACGCTCCATTCTTGACCACCCCATCCTGTTTGAGGAACACCCATGTTAGACGTATCACCTATTGATGCAGTTAAACCAAATCCAGTTATACTTACTACAGGGTCATTACTTTCTCCGTATGGTCCATCATTCCAAGTATTTCTACCCCAACCAGCTGATTGAAAAGATAATACTCCATCTGCATTTAGTGATGCTGTTAATCCAAAACCTGTAAGAATTGCTCCATTATCATTGACTTGACCCCACTCACCATTACTCCAACTAGTTCCACCAAAACCAGTTTGAGGCACACCCATATTAGTTCCATCACCAACACCAGATGTTAATCCAAAACCTGTTAAACCAAATTCGCTATTGTTTTGTTCATTCCAAAAACCATTACTCCAAGCGCCTGCACCATATCCTGTAGCAGTTAAAGCTAAGGCACCACCCATTCCAATACCATGATAGTAACAATAAAAATAAGGAGCGTTTACTGTAATTCCTAAATTTGAAGCTGGTGTAAATTCTATGTAACGAGTTGTTGCGTTATTAAAAGTTGATGAGTTTGTCCAATCAGAAAAAGTTGCGGCTCCATCTAAATAATAAGTTATGCCTGTTGTAATTCTGTTACCAGGGACATCATCTAAATTGTTTGTAAATAGTAAAGGGTGATTATCATTTGAAGAAGCAGATTGATCGAATCTAGCTGTTCCTCCTCGTACCCAAGTTGCTAGCGGATCATTTCTTGTGCCGTCAATATAATAAACATTACCCGTTCCACCACTGATATACAGTGTACCCGAGGCTACTGTAATATTAAAGGTTTGCTGAGCCGACATAAGAGGCTAGCCTCCTATGCTATTCTGATGATCGCGTTTGAAGCGTCTGCTGTTGGAAATTGAATTGTAAAAGTTCCACTAGTTACAGTTTTATCTGAACCAAAGTCAATTGCACAAACTGCTGGATCACCTGATGCATCTTCGTTAAAAATTAAACATCCTCTTGCTGTGAAAGAAGCAGATGTAAAACTTGTGTCAGCGAAATCACAAACTGCTGTGTCTGTAGATAAAACAGGAGTAACACTTGTAAGCGC